ACCTAATTCATTTAATACACTAGTTCCTGCTTCTACTGCAAATTTCACCTTTTCCTTTTCAGTCATTTCAGTGAAATCCAACATCTGGAACTGTCCGTTCTTGAAGATGTTTACCTGCTGATCTACACGGGCTTTGCTAATTGCTTCTAGGTTCTTCTGATGTTTCTTCTCTAATGCTTCTTTGATACGATAGTAATCTCTATCTGCCATCTCTGTTTGCATGTAGTAATCATCAAGCAGTTGTAGTTTCTTAGCGTATTCAACCTGTAGTGCTTCTGTTTCAGTGTATAGGCTCTGTGTTAGTTGTAAGAATGCCTTTTCTAACTGTGCTTTTTGCTTGTCTAGTTCTTTCTGATTTGGACCTAGTTCTACCTTAACACTAGGACCAGTAACACCACCACCTGTTGTGGTTGCAACCTTTGGAACAGTGTTAGCAACAATGTCTCTTTGCTTCTTAAGATTCTCTAGGCCTTTTTCAATTAGACCATTATTCTTTTTATGTTCGTCACCAATTTCTTTTAGTTGCTGACCTTGGCTATCAAACATACTCTCAGTAACACCAAGCCCTTCAACCATCTTCTGAATTTCATCACCAGCATAGTTAAAGGTTTCAATCATTGTCTGATCTGCACCTAACCATTCTGCCTTTTTCTTCAACTCATTGATGCCTGTGATCATTTTATCTAACACATCCGCGATAGGTTTAATTATTGCATCAACCATTATGGCTATTTCTTTTGCTAAGAATGCCACAGCACCTAATATGATTTTAACACCTCGTCCTACCAGCATAAAGCCAATGATACCCATTGTTTGCATTTCTGGTGGTAGTGCGTTAAAGAAACGAACTAGGTTGTTGATACCTTGTTTAACAGCATCAAAGATTGGATCCAGTGCTGGCTTAACACCCTTAACACCTTCCATAATTGCAATTGTAACATCTAACATTGCTAGACGCACACGCTTGATTAATGCATCCAAATCTCTTGTTGGTAATACCTCACCAAATGTTTTTGCAGTTGCTGATAATATGTCACCCAAGCCTTTTGCAATACCTGTTAGGAATGCACCAAAGCCTTGTTCATTTAGAATGGCTGTGCTACGCAATACCTGATTGTTTAGTTCAGTAAATGCGTCTGCAATTGTAGGTGGTATTTGTGCAAATTCAGAAGCAATTTGCGGTGCTTGGTTTTGTAGTGCTTTTAACACTACCTCAGTTGTTAGTGCGCCCTCTGTGCCCAGTTTACGCAATTCACCAATAGTAACACCCAATCCTTTTGCAATTGCTTGTGCTAATCTTGGTGTTTGTTCTAACACTGAACGCAATTCATCACCACGCAACGCACCTGATGCCAAACCTTGTCCTAACTGGATAATAGCGGCATTTGCTTCTTGTGCGCTTGCACCTGATACCTTAATTGCTTGGTTAATTGCTGTTGTTGCCGTTAACAGTTGCTCTTGTGTGATAGCAGTATCAGCAGTGCTACGAGCCAATCTGCTGAACAAATCAGTTGTTTCTTCTAGGCTACTGCGTGTTGCGTTTGCTACACTATTCAGTGCCTTTTGTGTTTTGATAAAATTTTCACTGCTTCCTGTTACTAGACGCAGTCTTGCATTTACCTGTTGAAATCTGTCTGCTAAATCCGCCACACCTTTAACTGCGGCAATACTAACAATTGCGCCTAGTGCAGCAGTGGCTCTGCTGATACCTCTATCAAACTGTCTTGTGTCTAAATTGAGTCTAACGGTTTGTTCCACGGCGTGTCTTTGCCTCCTCTGCTTCTATTTTAAAATAAGCGAGCCAAATATAAACCTCTGCTACACTCATTTCGCCTATTTCTTCTAGGCTTTTGTTTAACTGTTGACCCAGCTTACACATAGTGAGTAAATCTGAGTCTTGCCTTAGTTTTTTACAGTTTCGTCCAGGTCATAAGGTTCTTCGCCAGTATTTAAAACTGTTGCAACCTTGATTAATACATCAGGATCTACACTGTTAAGCAGGATTGTTCTTTCAGCAGGTTGAAACATTTTTGTTCCATCTGCGTTTAGTGCTTTAACAATGATTGTCTCAACCAATGCTTCTACTACCTTGCCCTGCTGATGCAATTGCATGATAGCACTCTGGTCTTTGAAACTGCCTAACTGTTTGTAGTAAACGGTTGTTCCCCATTCTTCTACATCAAATTCTTTGAGTTCTGAGTCTCTGCTTTTGAAATGTTCTACGGCTTTCGCCAATACTGGATTCTTAATCATCTAATTTTGTTCCTTGCTCTTAATCGCTCTAGGGTTGGCTTAACCATACCTCTAGGTGCTTGCTTACTGTGTCCACGCTCTAAATACGGGACATATTTTACACTGTTGTTAATGATAAAGCCAAAGCGTCTACGAAGCAATCTCCATCCACGCTTGGCTTTACCTGTATCAACTGGTGTTAAATCCTTAACACCTCTAAAAATGTCGTTAGCAAGCAAGCGAGCCTGCTTTTCTTCTAATCGCTTTAGTTGCGGTCTTAAAGATTTGCCAACGACACTAATAGATAACATTATTAGGCCTTTAGTGCCATTGTTAGGTCACCAGTTCCTTGGAATGTTAGTGAGCCAGTTACAACACCGTCAAATGCACCAGTAATACTGTAACCAGTGATGATTACATTACCTGTGATTTCAATGTTGCCGCTTGCGTCACCTTCTGGGTATAAAACAATAGCGGCTGGTTCGCCGTCATCGCTGAATACCTCTAGTGCTGCTACAGCATCATGTTGTGCTGTTGCTGTGCCACCTTCTAGGATAAAATCAGCACTGCCACTGTATGATTGCATTGTGCTGATGTAGGTTCTTGATGTAGAACCCATTGCGGATGTTTCCGCTGTGTCTTGTGTAGTGTCTAATGTAAAACTAGTGATCTCTGCTACAGCAGTAGTCTCTAGTTGTAATACGCCACTGTTACCACGAATTGCCGACATCTTCGTTCTCCTCAGTTTGTGTTGGTTCTTCTACAGGATCTGCCTCAGGCTCAACCTCTGGTTTGACCTCAGTCCATCCTGCATTAATGTAGTTTTGGATTTTTTTATCCATTGAATCATTTAATTCAATAGTTTTTTTACCATTGGTTAAAAGCATTAGGCTTCTCCTCTAGTGTAAATGTAGTCTATCTCAAAGGTTAGACTGATAAGGCCGAAACGGGTGTCAATTGCCTCATCTACTGCTAACTCCACTAACCTAGTGTCTAGCGCATAACCATCTCTGCTACGATCCGCTTCAAGAGCCTCCTCGACTCTCTCAGCAATATCATTACGCTGACGATCAATGTCTGTGCCAGTAACATAACAATCGCAGATAACATTAAAAATAGCCCTACGACTACCAGTGCTACCCAACATAGTAAATTCAGTCCTGGTTTCGTCGCCGCTTCTGACAACCACTGCTGGAAATTGTGCTCTGGATAATTTCTCTGGTTCAATTGTTTCTCTCGTTACTAGTATAGGTTTTGGGTCAACAGCATCTTGCAAGATTGCAACAATATTGTTGGTAATATCGTTACGCTTGCTCATCTAACTAACCTCTGTCTTGCTATTAACTCTCTTTCGCTTTCTTCATATGATCCATCATCATTCCAATCGTAAATTAGTTCACGAGTTGCTAGATCAAATTCTTCATCAAAGGCGCTTCTATAGAAATCAATTTGTGTTTGAAAACTATCGCCTTCCACAGCCCATTGTGTGAGTTGTGGTAGAATGTATTTGTATAGACTGTAGTAAACTGCACTACGAGTGAGTTGTGATTCATTTACGCGAGTGCTATCATAATCTGCGAGACCAACCCTTGAAGGGTCCATGCCCTGCACCTTAGGAAACCACTGTATGCGTAGGAGCCTATGAATGTCCGCTTCTGTTTTGGCAATCATAGATGTAAAATCCTGGATCCCATAATTGTGTAGGTCCGGAAAATACTCTACAATATTGTCTTCTGTGAATATGGCCATTCTTTTCTCCTTAAATGGGAGGTAGTATTAACTACCCCCCTATATCATTATGAATTAAACATTGATTAGTTTAACAGCACGACCTGCGTCGATTAGACCAACAGCTGCGTGTAAGCTAGCGACTGTATCCCAGCCCACTGCTTCTGCACGACGAGCAACCTCAACATCAACATTCTTCTGCATTGCAATGCGAAGAGCGTCTTCACCAAAGATGTAACCTGCTGTGTTAGCAGTTGTGATGTATGAGCTTACGAAGAACTGAACACCAGCCAATGAACCAATCATGCCTGAGCGTAGTGCTTCAGCTTGGAACATATCTGAACCAGCATATGCTGCTGTGCCAATTTCTTTTAGGACAACAGCTGCTTCAGCTGGAGTAAGAACACCGAATAGACGACCTGTTTCGCCGTTGCCACGGATTTGTGCAACTGAATCAAAGATGTCATCAACGCTTAGTGGAACACTGTCAGCAGTTGAAGCTGTAGCTGAATCTAGTGCAGTGTATACTGCTTGGTCAAATGCCTTAGCAACTGACATACCTAGCATACGACCAATTTCTTGTGGGTCGATTGCACCTAGGTCACGAACAACTGAACGAGCAGCGAAAAGGTCACATGTGATTGTGTTCTTTGTGTCTGCTGGGTTTGTGATAGCAACATCAGTAGTGATACCGCCACCTGAGATTGTTGAAGCAGAAACCTCTGCTAGTTCTGGCACCTGAAGGACGCCGTTTGGTGCGTTAACAACTGGGATCAACTCACCGCCTAAGAATAATGAACGCTCCATAGCGGCATAGACTGTAGCTGCTTTTACAGGAACGACAAGAGCATCAGTATTTGTTACTGAAATATATGAATCTGCCATTTTAATTTCTCCTTAATGGGCTTACAAGAGACCTTTTGCTTTGGCCTCTGCATATAGTTTTCTATTCGCTGGATTAGTTAAATCCAACGCTGCTAGATCTAATCTGCTACTACGATTTGGAGTAACATTACTAGCAGTGCTACTACCGCCTGGAGTTGCGGCTTTAAAATGTGGATTACTGCTAATAAATTCATTTACTAACATGTCCACTGAATAAGGGTCACCAGAATCAGTGTATCTCAATTGACCTTTGGCATCTGTAATCTCTACATCACCGCTCTCCCCTAAACGAATTTGGTTCTTCAACAATGCGACAACCTGGTCTGCATTGATGGCACCTAATTTGTTTGCGGCGCTGAGTAGAGCACCATCTACCTTAACTGCGTGTAATTCATTACGCAATTGTTCAA